TGCCCGTGACGTTGTCCATCTCATCCCGGCCAGTAATACCCTCATCGTCATGATGCTGGCCATTGCCCGTATCGTCCCAGATTGTCCACGGTTGTCCACGAAACCGCGCTCATTGTCCCGGCATTGTCCACCATTGTCCCGGCGTGGTCCTAGATTGCTAAAAAATCGGGATACCCCACCCTTCCCTCCTTTTATCCGGCCGGATTAAAACGTTTTAATTCGGCCGGATAATATGTGCTCAGGGGGGGAGATTGTTCAGGGATGCATAGCTGGGGTGTTACGTTCTGTTACATATTAAAAAAAAAATCTGAGCTAAGTAGAGAGAGAAAGCAGTAAGGGAAATTATCCGGCCAAATAAATGGTCGGAAAAAAGGAAGGAAAGGTGGGGTACCCCAAAAATTTGAATATCTAGGACCACGCCGGGACAACCGTGGACAACCCGAGGACAATGGGGCAGCTTTTTCGGACCACGGTGGACCATGGTGGACAACGAGGCGAAATGAGGACAACGATGTAACGGCCCCGTAGACGCGTTTGCAGCGCATGCGGCTACCCTCGCCTACCCCACCCCACGAAAACCGCACCACGGCCCCATTCCGGCCCGCGACGGGGCATCCCCACCCACCCCCACCCCGCGCATCCTCGTCCCACCATCGTAATCCGGCCGAATAATCCATCCCTGAACGTTTGCCCATGGTATGCAGGCGCAAAAAAGCCCCGCGATGGCTAATCGCGGGGCTGTGCGGGGGGTGGATGGGGCTATGCAGCCCGCGCGGTCATTCGCCGCCGAGCAAATCCCCAAGGAGCGCGTCCGAATCCACGCCGCTCNCGCGGGCCTTTGCCGCTGCACGCTCGGCTTGGATGGCCTGAATGTGGACGAGTACCTTCGGGTTTTTGCTCAATGCGGCGCGCTGTTCATCGGTCATAGCCTTGACCCGTTCGGCCAATGCGGACATATCGCCGGCTGGGTTCATGCGACCGAGAGCGAGGAGGAGGAGGCTGCCCTTCGCGGCCCCGTCGCCACCCTCGCGCGCTTTATTCCATTCGCCTGCGAGCAACCGCCCCAGCACGGCGAGAACGGCGGCCTTTTTGTCCTGCACGGTTGCGCTCGCGCCGGTTTCCGTGTTACGGGCAATGGCGGCGGCATCGACCAGTTTCTGTTTCAGGCCATGGGCGAGCGCCTGGGTGAGAATGGACGGGGGAAACTCGACCGTGCTAAATTGTGTCGCCGTGCCGTCAGCGAACGTGAGCGTGAGGGCGCTATGGGCCATATCGACACGCGAAACATCCTGAGCGTGCGCGATTTCGACGGCGATGGCTGGGATGCGGGGGGTGGAATTGGTTGCGGACATGATGAAGGCTCCTAATGATGGCCGATGAGGCAGGGATTGGGCAAAATCGCCCTCCATGAACCCTCTGGGGAAGGCTCATGAGGTGCTACTCTACCGCGCCGGGCCACCTAGCACAAGTGCCACGGCGGCCCGATGTGCTAGGCGCCATGCCGTCGCAGGACGGAATCCCATGCGGCGCAATGCGCGGTAGGCGAGAAGGTTGCGAATGGTCACGAGGAGGCTCCTATCGGTTGACTGCTTCGCCGGGATGGCTTGGCATGCGGTGGATTGTACGCGCCCTGCTCGTGCCGTCAACTCTCGATTGTGTAATAATTTGTAACTGCTCGGAGTGTTGCGTGAGGGCAACTGACCGGGGGTGGGTGAACGGCAGCCGGGGGTTATGTGGCGGGGGGTTTACGGTATATCCATCCCCTTCCACCACAACAACTTTTTCCACCACCCTGCTCCCTCCCACCACATCTTCTCAGCCCTCGCAAAAAATTTTCAAAAAACACTTTTGGACTTATCCTCCCGGATTAAAACATTTTAATTCTCCCGGATTGATGGGGGGGCGAGGCTGGACAGGATTGGAGCAGGACCTCAGGCCCGGCGGCACCGCACAGGGCGGCGGGCAACAGGTCAGCCCTTGCCTCACATAGTGCCCATGCCTACACTCCCTCATCCATCCAGCAGGGCCATCACCCTGCAACTTTCTTGGAGTCAACCGAATGCCAGTACAACAAGTCGTCCCCAATACAGTCCAACTCACAGAGCCTCAAGTGAGCAAGCTGGGGAACGTGGCATCACAGCCTCTCCAGACCACCCAGTCAGCAAAGAACGCACTGCAACGTGTCAGCTACACGCACGATGCCATGTGTGATCTGATCATCGCCAATCCAGCCATCAGCAAAACGGATCTGGCAAAGCACTTCGGATATTCCCTCCCCTGGGTCAGCCGGGTGTTGAACTCGGACGCTTTCCAGATGCGACTTGCAGTGCGGAAGGCGGATATTGTCGATCCCAGCCTCGTCCTCAGCATCGAAGAGAAGTTGAAGGTGCTCTGCTCCGAGTCCCTGGACATTCTCATCGACAAGCTCACCACGACGAAGTCAGCGGACTTGGCCGTCACGGCGCTGGGGGTCGGGCTGAAGGCGGCGGGGTATGGGGCACGGCAGCAGAATGTCACAGTGCAGCAGAGCTTCGTCGTGGCCATGCCCACACCAATTCAGGACCAAACCACCTGGGCGCAGAAGCACGGCGGGGTGGAGGGCGCGATTGACGTCAGCTCCAGAACCCTTGACGAGCGACTGGCCGAGGCTGAAGCGGCTAAAGCCACGAAGGACGGGGGTGTGCAGGCATGACCTTCGCCGTCACTGCCCAGGAATCCACCACTGTCATCTGGCAGCCGCAGCCGGGGCCGCAGACAGCGCTTCTGGAATGTCCAGTCTTCGAAGTCTTCTATGGCGGCGCGCGCGGTGGGGGGAAGACTGAGTCGAGCCTCGGTGACTGGATGCAGCACGCCGCACTTTATGGGGAGAATGCTATCGGAGTCTTCTTCCGACGGCAGTTCAAGCAGCTGTCTGAAGTGATAGCGCGGTCGAAACAGATCTTCACCAAGCTGGGGGCGACCTACAACGAGCAGAAGGCCGAGTGGAAGATGCCCGGAGGCGCGCGACTGCTCTTCCGCTACCTGGAAAAGGATTCCGATGCTGAAGTCTACCAGGGCCACAACTACACTCGAATCTACATCGAGGAACTTACCAACTTCCCCAGCCCTGCACCAATCAACCTCCTGCGCGCGTGCCTGCGTTCTGCTGCCGGTGTGCCCTGCGGGATGAGGCTTACGGGAAATCCTGGAGGCCCGGGGCACAACTGGGTGAAGGAGCGCTACATCACTCCAGACCCCAGAGGCTACCGCATCATAACCGAGTCGATGGAGATTGAAGTTGATGGGGTGAAGCAGACAGTCTCCCTGTCCAGGGTGTTCATCCCCTCCAAGTTGGGGGACAATGCCCTGCTGATGCGCAATGACCCGACATATGTCCTGCGCCTGACCCAGGCCGGCTCTGCTGCCCTCGTCAAGGCCTGGTTGGATGGCAATTGGGATATTGTCGACGGCGCCTTCTTCGACAACTGGAGCGAGCAGAACGTCCTGTCCACAGACCTGTGGCTGCCGCGCGTACCGCAGCGCGCACTACGCTTCCGAAGCTTCGACTGGGGCTCTGCCCGCCCATTCTCCGTCGGCTGGTGGGTTGTCAGCGATGGGCAATGGGGCTTGCCGGTAGGTGCACTCCTCAGATACAAAGAGTGGTATGGCGCCAGTGCCCCTAATGTCGGCCTAAAGATGACAGTGGAATCGGTGGCCAAGGGTATTCGCGCGCGGGAGCTGGAGGATAAGCTCACAATCCACCACGGTGTAGCCGATCCTGCCATTTTCATCACTGATGGAGGGCCTAGTAAAGCCGAGACCATGGCCGTGAATGGCGTCAGCTTCGTNCGTGCTGACAACAAACGTAAAGCTGGTGCCGATCAGGTTCGCCAGCGCATCTACGGGCATGTGAANGAACGTGATGCGAAGGGAATTCCGACAGTCTGGACGCCGATGCTCTACGTCCTGGACAACTGCGTGGACACAATCCGCACGCTGCCTACACTGCAGCACGACGACACGGATACTGAAGACATTGACACTGAAGGCGAAGATCACGCTTATGACGAAATCCGCTATGCCTGCATGTCGCGTCCATGGATTCCAGGCACCCCAGAAACAGCAACCTCACTCCTCCCTAAACTCCCCGGCCAGCTCACCATTAATGAAATTATCCAAGCCAAGACCAATGCGCGGCTGGCTGTAGAACGCCGCCTCTAACCACTCAACCCTTCCTGGACCCATCATGGCACTTTCAAGCACAGCTACCCCGGACAAGGACGTAGTCAAGCACTGGACAGACGAGCTGCAACAGGCGCTCGCACGTGAGAAGACCTGGCGCACAGTCAGCGCGAAGCTGGTTGACGTCTACGAATCCGGGGCGGAAGCCAAAGCCCACCCCTACAACATCCTCTTCTCCAACACTGAAACACTATCTCCTGCCCTCTACAACCAGACGCCACGTCCGGTGGTCAAGCCGCGCTTTGTGCAGAAAGACAATGCGCTGACGCGGCTCGCGGCACTGATGGGGCAGAGGATTCTTCAGCATGGGTTGGACAATGGTGATCCTGACTCCCCTGAGTTTGATGAACTGATGCGGGTGAGTGTCACAGAATCCCTGGTCCCTGGCCGTGGTCTGATGCGAGTGCGCTACAACGCCATTTTCAAGTCCGGGGTTGAAGCGGAAAGTGGGGCTGAGGGTGAGGAGGAAGCGGAAGCTGGCGCAGATGGCGGTGTGGAGTCGGAATCCTGCCGATTCGAACCTGTGGCCTGGGATGACTTCCTCCACGGCTTCGCCAAAACCTGGCAAGCCGTGCCTTGGGTGGCCTTCCGCCACTACATGACGCAGGAGGACATGAAGGAAAACTTCCCTGACCGTGTGAAAGCGGCTGATCCAGCTAAAGACACTGACGGAAACGATGAAGGCGATGCAGCGACAAGTCTCAATGCACTCTTCGCCAATACCGCCACAGGCAAGGAGGGTGAGGAGGATAACACCTACACTGTGGTGTGGGAAGTGTGGGACAAGTTATCGCGAAAGGTCCTCTTTATCAGCACAACGCAATCCGCACCACTGAAAGTGCTGGAAGACCCTTGCCGACTGCAAGGGTTTTTCCCTGTCGCGCGCCCATTGATGCTCTACCGCAAGATCAGTGGCTTGACGCCGCAGGCTCTTTTCGAAGCCTACCGCCAGCAAGCGGAAGAGCTGAACGACATTACCATACGCATCACAAAGATCACTCGGGCGCTGCGCATTAGAGGCTTTTACAACAGCACGATTGAGGAGATGCGGGATCTGCTGATCCAGGACGACAACAAGATGTTGCCGCTGACTAACGCAGCCCAGTTGACCACGCAGGGGCTCAAGCTGGACGATGCAATCTGGCTCTTCCCCATTGAGAAGCTGGTCGGTGTGCTGCAGCAGCTGGTGGCGCAGCGGCAGCAGATCAAGGCAGTCATCTTTGAGCTGACCGGCATTGCTGACATTATGCGTGGCAGTTCCCAAGCCTCAGAGACCCTTGGGGCGCAGGAAATCAAAACGCAGTGGGGAACG